CGTGGGAACCGCTCCAGCGTTCGTGGTCGCACCAGATGACTGCCGTGTATTTGGATGGCTTGTAGGTTTCAGCGATATCACGCAGTTCCTGGGGAAGGATCTCGCGGCCATCGGCGGTGGTGCCGCTGGTGGCGACACGTTTCCAGTACGAAACGAGGGAACGGGGCATGGACGTTAACTGCGCTCAATCGGTTGAATGAGCCGCCACGATAGGGAGCCGCCAAGCCCCGAACAAATGGTTCACATGCGCGTTTCTCCTATATCCGCGATATAGGTGGATCGCGGAATTTAACCCCGCGTTCCCATCGTTTTCGCCGCATAGACTGCGGCCCATGTACTACTCGACCGAAGTTAAAGAAGCCGCCAAACGCCTGTTTCTGCGCCGCTGTAAGGCCAAGGAAATTCAGGCGCAGCTCAACCTGCCCAACATCCGCATCGTCTACTACTGGATACGCCAGGGCGGATGGGAGGACATGCTGTCGGACGAGGAACCGCTGACCGCAGTCGGCCGGCGAATCACCCTGCTCCTGGACAAAGCCAGCAGCTTGACCAAAGACGAACTCAACGAGCTGGACCGGCTGACAACGGTGCGCGAGCGCCTGTTGAAGCAAACGGTCAAACCTTCGCCAGCGCCGATCGGAGAATCAGCAAGCGAACCACAGGAGCGCCGCCAGGGCGCGCGTGGGGAACGTTCGGGCCGTGGCGATAGCGGAGGGAAAAAACGCGAGAAGAAAGCCAAGAACGACATCAGCGGGCTGACCGAAGTCGACTTCCTGGATAAGTTCATCAGCAAGATGTACCGCTATCAGCAGGAGCTGTTCGCGGCCAAGCAAAACCCGCTGACGTGCCGTATCCGCAACATCCTGAAAAGCCGGCAGGTGGGCCTGACCTACTACTTCGCCGGCGAAGCCTTCATGGATGCGGTGCTGACTGGCGACAACCAGGTGTTCCTCTCGGCCAGCCGCTCGCAGTCGGAAATTTTCCGCAGCTACATCATCCAGTTTGCCAAGCAGTGGTTCGACATCGAGCTGACTGGCAACCCGATCACGCTCAGCAACGGCGCCGAGCTGCGCTTTCTCAGCACCAACAGCAGCACCGCCCAGGGCTACCATGGCCACGTCTATGTCGATGAGTATTTCTGGATACGCGACTTCGACAAACTTAGCACCGTGGCCAGCGCCATGGGCACGCATAAGAAGTGGCGAAAAACTTACTTCTCGACCCCCAGCGCAGTATCCCACCAGGCTTATCCGTTCTGGTCCGGTGAGGAATTCCGCAACAGCAAGCGCGGTAAGAAAGCTGGCGGCACCTGGCCCACCGAGGCGTCTTACACCCAGGGTGCGCTGTGCCCCGATGGTCAATGGCGCAAAACCATCACTCTGGACGATGCTATCGCCGGAGGCTGCGATCTGTTCGACCTCGAGCAACTGCAGCTGGAGTACGACGAAGACAAATTCCAGCAACTGTTCTACTGCACGTTCATCGACAGCAGCCAGAGCGCGTTCGGCCTTAAAGACCTGGAGCGATGCTATTCCGACCTGTCGCTGTGGGAGGACTACGACCCGGAACTGGATAGGCCATTCGGCAACAGCCCGGTATGGCTTGGCTACGATCCGAGCCGTACCCGCGACGACGCCACCTGTGTGGTGGTCGCCCCACCACTGGAACCCGGTGCGAAATTCCGCATCCTGGAAAAACACAGTTGGCGTGGGCAGTCGTTCAAGTACCAGGCCGACCAAGTCAAGAAACTTACCGAGCGTTTCAATGTGCAGCACATCGGAATCGACACGACCGGTATCGGTTACGGCGTGTTTGACCTGGTGCGCGACTTCTACCCGCGTGCGACCGCTATCCATTACAGCCTTGAAACCAAAAATACTCTGGTACTCAAGGCCCAGGACACGATCCAGGGCAGTCGCATCGAGTGGGACGCCGGCTGGACCGACATCGCCCAGGCGTTTCTGACCATTAAACGCGGCACCACCACCAGCGGCCAGGTTACCTACAGCGCTTCGCGCACCGACGCCACCGGTCATGCCGATATCGCCTGGTCGATCATGCACGCCCTGTTCAATGAACCCCTCAATACCAACAAGCGGCGCCGTAGCCGCTACGTCACGAGCGGAAACAATGCCCAAGCCACGACACAAAAAGCCCCAGGCCAACCGGCAGGCGCGACAGCAGCAGCCCATGCGGGCGTTCACGTTCGGGGAACCCGAACAGGTGCTGTCCGGCAACATCGGCGAGTACCTGGGGGTGTTTCTCAGCGACGACGGCGAAATCTACAAGCCGCCGGTGTCCCGGGCGGGCCTGGCCAAGCTGCTACGCGCCAACGCGCACCACGGCGCCATTCCCAAGTTCAAGCGCAACTTGCTGTTGCGTGAATTCATCCCGTCCGAGGGCTGCAGCACGCAGACCATGGGACGGGCGAGCCTGGATTACATGGTGTTTGGCGAGGCGTATTTCTATCGCGATACCAATGCCTTCGGAGAAGTGCTCGAGATGCAGCACCTATCCGCTATCAACATGCGTGTGAAGGTCGACGGCGGGTTCAGGATGCTGCTGCCAGACAGTAAGTACATGGACTTTCACCAGGACGAAATCGAACACGTCCTGGACTATGACGTGGAACAGAACATCTACGGCGTGCCCGACTACCTGGGCGGCCTGCAGGCGCTTTTGCTCAACGAAGCGGCGACCCTGTTCCGCCGGCGCTACTACAGCAATGGCGCGCACGCGGGTTATATCTTCTACACCAACGACCCGGACCTAACCGAAGAAGACGAAGAGAACCTGCGTGCCCAGATCAGCGCCAGCAAGGGCGTGGGCAACTTCCGCTCGATGTTCGTCAACATCCCCAACGGAAAGGAAAACGCCATCCAGATCATCCCCGTGGGAGACTTCCAGGCCAAAGACGAGCTGGAGAAGGTGAAGAACATCACTCGTAACGACGTGATTGCCGCCTGGAGGATGAACCCCGCCCTGGCCGGAATCATTCCGGAGAACAACGGGGGGTTCGGGGACATCGAGAAGATCGATCGCGTGTACACCAGCAATGAGATCAGACCGATTTGTCAGCTGTTCAATCAGTTGAACGGCACGCTCCGTCTCGACAGGAAAATATCCTGGCAATAAGCCATAAGGCCAGCCGATAACACTGTCAAAACGCCATAAAGCAGCTATCGCCACTACAAATATGGCAAAATAGTAGCAATTGGCTGCCCTGGGGAGGGACACAATGAGAGTTGTATGCAAATGCGGAAATAAGGGCCGGATTGCGTCTAGAGAAGAGCTATCACGGGATTTTGCGAAGCTTTATTGCCAGTGCCTCGACGCAATGTGCGGGCACACTTGGGTAGCGAATCTCACGTTTTCGCACACCCTCAGCCCATCCGCTCAATCCTACGAAAGAATGCTGTTTGATCGTTTGAGGGATATGCCTAGGGCGAAACAGCGGGAGCTATTCGATCAACTTGGCGCTGCTTGATACAGACGCGCCAGCCACATAGGGTCGGCGCATGCTTTCGGTGTTATGTCAGATTTCTTAGTCGACGTTAGAGGGCTCAGCGAGATAACCGGCAATTCGTCGCACTTGTTTACGGTCTTTTTCAGATAGCTGTCGGTATAGCTTGATAAGGCGCACCTCCAATGCCGTCAGCTCCAGCCATTCACAACCCAACGAGTCGCGATAACTGCTTTCCAATTTCTTGCGATCCAACATGCGTACTGCTCCGTTATGGCATTTGCTGAATCGACGGTATTGGGCAGTTATCCCAAACGTGACGCAGCAATTTCCTTAGAGATACGCAAATTGTTACAAGTTAATGGCGATGTTCATCCGCCTCAGCAGCCATGGACTTAACGATTCGACGCACAGTTTTTTGATCATCAGGAGGCAAGCGCCTGAACTGCTCGACCAGGTCCGCTTCTGCTGGATCAAGGCCCTGACTAGGTGGCGGAGATCGATGTCCAGAAAGAACGTAGCCCGCGTCAACCTTGTGCTCCGTCAATGCAGAAACGTAGCGAAGGTCCAATGAATTGGCGCCTAACTCGTAATTTTTTTGAGTTCCACGGCTGACTCCTAACAACGTCCCAAAATCCGTTTGATTCAAACCTAAGCGCTCGCGCTCTTCTCTTAGGCGATCACCTACTCCGTCAGCTATGAGCATTTTTTTATTCACCACACTTGACCTGATCAATTTTTTGACCAAGAATCGCCACAGACAAACAGAAACAACCACAAACAAACAGAGTAGACATGATGCCCGCCACCATTACACCCGAGCAAGCCCGGGCCGCTCTTGATCACAAGGGAGTGAGCATCGCGGAATTCAGCCGCCAGCACGGATTGAATAAAAATTTAGTCAGCGACCTATTGAACGGTCGGATCAAAGGTCGCCGGGGGGAGGCACATCGCGCCGCCGTGTTGCTCGGTATTAAAGACGGCGTAATTGCACAGTAATGGTCAGATCTCTGAGGGAACAGCAGAAGATGAAAAATCAGGTTCTAAAAACACGCCGGGAAGTCGTCAGTGCAATTATTTGCACCTTCGAAGGTGGCCGCGAACGCGCCGCTGCTCACATCGGCCTGCCACTCAAAAAGTTTGATAACCACGCTTACGAGAACAACAACTGCCGCCCGCTGACGGACCTGCAGATTTTCGACCTGGAAAAAGTCACGGGCACACAGCACCTGGCTAACTACGTTGCCGCAATGTATGGCGGCATGTTCGTGCCAATCGTCCATCCGGAAAACTTGGACAACGTTGAGATGTATACCCGAGCAGTGCAGACGTTAGCCAAGCGGGGCACCGTGGATCAGATCATTGCCCAGGCGCTTGATGACGGCGTAATCACCGAGGATGAAGCCGAACTGATCCTGAATGCTCATATCTCGCACATGGCAGCACGCACTACCGAAGTCCACGCTGCTATCGATCTGTACTGCGCCAAATCAGGGAAAGGCCAATGAACATTCAACCCAACACCCTGGACTACCAACAATGCGTACAGAACGCTGCACTGGCATTTCTTGAGCGCCATCAAGCCGAACACCTGGGCGACACACGGGCACTACACCGCCGTGTAATCGATCACTTGATTGACCGCTTCAACGTGTCCGAACCAGTGGCAGACAAACTGACCGCACTCGCCTACACCGAGCTGGTGGACATCGCACGCTGTAAGCGCCCCGCCAATCCGTAACACCTAACCCAACCAATCGCCGCCCCCACGTGCCGTGGGTTTGGGTGAGCTGCGCCCGAAATTAAGGTTTAACGATGACAAACGCCGTAATTGTCACCACACAACTGCCCCCAGCCGAGGCCGAAGCGTTGCTGGCCAACCTGCGTGAACAGTATCGCTTGAGCCTCAACGAACACTGGTACGACGACCAATTCCGCCTCGTGGCGGCCGGTCTGCGCCACGGCGCGATTCTCGCTCACATTCCGGTTATGGCTGCGCAAAAACGCCTCATGGCAGCCCTGTCCCACAGCCTCAAAGCAGTGAAGTAACCCCATGAAAGAAGATCTTCGCCACGACGTGTTGCAGCGCCTCCAGTCCGACTTCGGGCTCAAGCACCGCACGGGCACCGACTACATGCGCGGCGGCACCTGCCCGAAGTGCAAAAAGAAAGAGCTGTACTCCCGCTTTGACACGCCATGGATGGTGATTTGTGGCCGCCCTGAAAAGTGTGGCCACACCCTGCACGTGAAGGAGCTGTACGACGATCTGTTTGAAGATTGGAGCAAACGTGCCCCGGCGACAGACCAACATCCCAACGCCACCGCACGCGCTTATCTGGAGTTCGCCCGAGGCTTTCGGTTTGAGCTGATCCAGGGATGGTTCACCCAGGAAACGTTCTATTCCGTTGAACACAATGCCGGCAGCGCCACTGTGCGGTTCGCCCTGGAAAAAGGCGGTTGGTGGGAACGCCTGATCGATCAGCCGCACCGCTTCGGCAAGATGAAGGCTCGCTTCAAATCCAAGGACAGCTATCGCGGCGTCTGGTGGTGCCCGCCCTGCGTCGATCTGCTTGAGGCCAAGGAAATCTGGATCGTTGAAGGGATCTTCGACGCCATTGCCCTGGTGCACAACGACATCGCTGCCGTGTCTGCAATGTCGTCCAACGCGTTCCCTGGGGACTCGCTCAGGGAACTGGTTAAAACCCGGGAAGGCGGGAAGCTGCCCAAACTGGTTTGGGCTCTGGACAACGAACCGAGCGCAAACGCCTACACCCGGCGCTGGGTGCGCGAAGCCCGTGCCCTGGGTTTCATCTGCGAGTCCGCACAGATCCCGCAACGCGACGGCCGAAAGTCTGACTGGAACGATCTTCACCAGCGTTGGAACTTCATCCAGGACGAAACCAAACGTGCCGACCAGATCGCCAGCGACCTCAAGCAAGCTCGCCACCAGGGCGCCCTGCTGCTGGCCGAGAGCGCGGCGGAAAAGGCATTGCTCATGTACGACTGGAACAAGCGCGGGGAATTTCACCTGGGCTTCGGGAGCCGCCTGTACTGGTTCAAGTTGGACATGGAGAAATTCAACCGCGCCATGTCCGACATTGAGGACAGCGAGAACCACGACGACCAGCTGCTGAACCAGGCGCAACAGCGCGAAAAAGCGCTGCAGCAGTCCGGCAGCGTCGTGGAGATCGCCAACTGCTACCCCCAGGCGCTGTATTTCCAGCGAAACGAGGTAACAGACGAGTCCTGGTACTACATGCGTGTGGACTTCCCCCATGATTCCGAAAGTGTGAAAAACACCTTCACCAGCGGCCAATTGTCGGCCGCGAGCGAGTTCAAAAAGCGACTGCTCGGCATGGCGGCAGGTGCCATGTTCACAGGCAGTGGCCAGCAGCTCGACAAGCTCATGAAGGACCAACTGTTCGGCATCAAAACCGTCTCAACGATCGATTACGTAGGCTACAGCAAGGAATACGCCTGCTACGTCTACGGTGACATCGCGATCAAGGACGGCACCACCTACAAGGTCAACAGCGAAGACTATTTCGAGTTTGGCAAACTGCGCCTGAAAACCCTGCAGAAAGGCGTCCCGATCAAGCTGCAGCGCGAAGCGAAGGGCTTTGACGAGAAGTGGGTGCAGTTGCTGTGGACATGCTTCGGCGCCCAGGGCTTCGTCGCGCTGGTGTTCTTCTTTGGCTCGCTGTTCTGCGAACAGATCCGCGCCCGCTATCAGTCCTTCCCTTTCCTGGAAGCCACAGGTGAGGCCGGCGCCGGCAAAACCACCCTCTTGAACCTCCTTTGGAAACTACTCGGCCGCGAAGGCTATGAAGGATTTGACCCGATGAAATCCACCAAGGCTGGGCGCTCTCGTCTTATGGGCCAGGTCTCCGGCATGCCAGTGGTGTTCCTGGAAGCGGATCGCCACGGCGATGATCGGGCACACGCTAAAACCTTCGAATGGGACGAGCTGAAAGACTTCTACGGCGGCGGCACCCTGGCCACGAAAGGCGTCAAGACGGCCGGCAACGAGACGTACGAGCCACCATTCCGG